CTATGAAAACAACACAAAGGGGGCATACAACATGGATTTATCAAAAATTCCAAACAGGTTGCGTGGCGAACCATATTTCTGCTTGATGAAACTTGAACAGAAACCGGGCAAGGTCAAGAAGGATAAGGTGCCATACAGAACGAATGGAGCAAGAGCAGACCCTACAAACCCTGAACATTTCACAAGCCTTGAGAATGTAATGAAGGTTTATGAAAAGGGTGGATATGACGGAATCGGCATAGGCTTATTCGATGACATTATTGCAATCGACATTGATGATTGCGTGGAAGATGGTAAGCTGAACGATTTTGCTACAGAAATTGTGGAGGCATTAAAGACTTATGCAGAGTTTAGTATCTCCGGCACAGGAGTCCATATCTGGGCAAGGGCACCTGGTCTTGTTTATGACAAGGAGCGCTACTACTTTAACAATCGCAGATACGGACTTGAGGTATATCCGGCGGGCGTAACCACGAAGTTCATAGTGACTACAGGTAATACAATCAATGATTGTGACGTCAACGAATGTACAGATGCACTTAAGGTTATTCTTGAAAAGTACATGATAAGACCGTCAGCTGAAAAGCCAAAGGTCGAGGCTCCGGGGAGTTATCTTTCCGATGAATCGGTAATTGAGAAGATGCTTGCTTCTAAAAATGCAGAAAAGACAAAAGCCTTGTGGGAAGGCGAGATACCGGAAGGTAAATCGCACAGTGAGGCTGACGCAGCACTATGCATGATACTCGCATTCTGGTGTGGCGGTGATGAAGAGCAAATGGACAGGCTTTTCAGGCAATCTTCTCTTATCCGTGACAAGTGGGATGAACTTCATGGTCCCGATACTTACGGCAATATAACCATACGAAATGCGATAGCAAGAACCACAGAGTTTTACAAACCTGTTGATATAGGAAATGCCCGTGAGGACTTCAACGAACTTGCGATTCGTCTTACGGAGTTCATGCCGGAATCAAATCGACTTTACAAGGAAGGTGACCTTGGAAACGGAAGGCTTTTCGCTGATGTGTTTAAGGACATTGCAAGATATGTGCCGGAACGCAAGAAGTGGTTTATCTACGATGGCACCCGCTGGATTGCAGATATCGGTTCGCTTAAGGCTATGGAACTTGCCAAAGATTTGGCTGATGCATTGCTCATTCATTCCGTGACTATCAAGGATGAAGATATGCGAAACAACTTCATTAAAAATGTTGTGAGAAAGTGGCAGCAGAGAGGTTATCGTTCGGTCTACCTTAGTGACGCTCAAAGTGTGTACCCGGTGCCAATTGAGAGGTTTGATGTAGATATTTATTTTTTCAATTGTAAGAACGGAACACTTAATTTGCGAGATGGAACTTTCAGAGAACACAGAGCAGATGACTTCGTTACCAAAATCTCACCCGTGGAATATGTGCCGTCTGCAAGGTCGGAACGCTTTGAGAAATTCATCGATGAGATTACCTGTCAGGACAAGGACAGAGCGAGATTTCTTCAGAAGACATTGGGCTACGGCTTGAGTGGTGATACAAGGTTTGAGTGCATGTTCTTCTATTTCGGAGAAACCACAAGAAATGGTAAGGGAACTCTTATGGAGGCTGTTCTTATCACACTTGGGGATTACGGAGCAACAGTAAGACCAGAAACCATAGCGACCAAGTATAACCCAAACAGCCAGAACCCTTCAGAAGATATTGCAAGACTTGCAGGCATACGATTTGCCAACATATCCGAGCCGGGCAGAGGGCTTTTACTTAATGCAGCACAGGTCAAGACGATGACAGGTAGTGATACCTTGAATGCTCGTTTTCTTCATGAGAACAGTTTTGATTTCAGACCACAGTTCAAGCTATATGTGAATACCAACTATCTGCCTGTAATTACGGATATGACAGTGTTTACAAGTGACAGAGTTCTGATAGTGCCGTTTGAGAGACACTTTGAACCTTGGGAACAGGATAAAGGATTAAAGGCAGAATTCAGAAAGCCGGAAGTACAGAGTGCAGTTCTCAACTGGTTACTAGACGGATATGCACTTTTACAGAAGGAAGGACTGCAACCACCGAAATCAGTTCTTGAGGCAACGGCAGCATACTACCACGAAAGTGATAAGATTACACAGTTTGCCGATGACAGGCTCATCGAAGATGGTACCGCAGAGGTCAGAACATCACAGGCCTACGATGAATACCGAAGGTGGTGTGATGAGAATGGCTGTTACTCCGAGAATAGTAGAAACTTCAATCAGGAGTTACGCAAATTCGGAAAAGTAGTCAGAAAGCGTCCGAAAGCTGGTGGAGAGAAAACCACAATGCTTATAGGATACAGGCTTAAGGTAGATTTCTTAAGCTAGGGGCAATATGT